TCCCACCCCCACGGTCCCATCAGGGGTCATCGTCGAACCCCTCTGCGTGGCTCTACGTTCGCCTGCTGCGGTGTGTCCTGCTCAGTCAACGGCCAACCGTCAGTGCCGTACTCGTCCTTCAGCCCGAACTCGTTGACTGTCTTGCGGTGATGGCATGGAACGCAAAGCGGCTGCAGGTTCGCTTCTTCATCCTTGCCGCCACGGAACAGTGAGACGATGTGGTCGACCTCCGTGGCAACAGAAACGAGCCCGAGTGCTTTGCAGATCCTGCAGAGCGGTTCACGCTGCAACAACCGGGCATTGCGAGCGATCAGGCCGCGACCTCTTAGCCGGGTAACGTTGCCTGAGACGGATTGCAAGGGCTGAACCCCTAAAGCGCGACTTGCCTGCGCGGAAGTATGCCCGCCCGGTGTCGCGCCTTTTATAGCATATGTCAACACCATATTGCAGTCCTGCTCAGGGCATCGGCTCGATCCTCACGAACATGCGGGCTGGGCCTTTCGATTGCGTCCAGCTCGGTGCGCCGATGCAGTGCGCAGAATCGTCTGCGACGATCTGATGCTGCACCAGCGAATCGATCAGGCCCTTTCCACCGCCGATCAGGTTGTCGATATCGGCAATCGGTCGCATGCATTGCCTGATGATGCTGATCCGGGCTGACTCATAACTCGGCCGGTCCCAGTATTTCGCCCGCCCTCGAGCTTCAGCAATAAGGTTGTACCAGTTCGCTTGTTGCCGCTGACGAACCCGCCAGTGCATTCGCAGTGTCTTGTTGAGACTCGGCGTAACGCCGTCAATCTCAAACTCTACAACAGAGCCTTTTGATGGCGTCATGCACGGCCTTGGTCAATAGCTCGCGATAGCAACTTGATCCAGCGCAACACGAACCGCGCACCGCTGCGGCGTCTGTTTAAGCGCACGGCAGCTGCCCGTCGAACTTCGATGTTCTGGCTGTAGTACTCGCGATGATATTTGCGCCGCGAGTTGTGCACCCGGCAAGCGTTGGCTGTTTTCCAGATCGCCACGTTGCAGGTCGGACAGCGCTTGATCGGCTTTGGCAACAGCCCGTATTCGGCTCGAAAATCCATTGTCATATCAACCCAACCTGCACCGGCTTTGGCACTTCCTCAAACAACTGCGCGGAATTTTGCGCGACGGCGGGCAAGCTTTGCAGCAGCTTCGCGCACGGCCTGCACGTCGCCCCGGTGCGCCCACAGGTTTGTGACTGCCACCAGGCCGGCCGCAATGCGCCGGGCCTTCAGATCGGCCTGACGCTGGGCGCCAGTCTTAGCGCCTTGGCTCATTTCACCCCCAGCGCATTCTTCATCGCGCCGCTGGCGATCTGGAACAGATTTTCTTCTGTGGCGGTCGGGAACTCCCGGCGAGCGGCTGCCATTATCTTGTTCCAGCCATTCATCATTTCCTGAAGGTCTTGAGCGGTGTTGGTGTTGGTGATCATGTTGCTTGCTCCGTCTGGTTGCTGAATCTATGGCTGAACTATACCGCACCGTTAGCACTAACGCAAGCACTCTTTTAAACTATTTTTAAGGTGTGCCCATAAAGCCGCTCGTGAGCCTGCGCAAATGTGACCGGCTGGCCTGCCGTCTTGCCGCAAACAGTGTCCGTAAGCCCTTCAGACGCTATTAGAGCGGCGGCACGCTTAGCCCTGATGCTAATATCAGTTGTCCCTGAAAACACCCGTACGGCCTTCTCCGGGGCTATGGCGCGCAGTTTGGAAATGAACCATTGTTCAGCCTTCATTTGCCTGAGACCCGGGTCGCTGTTCATCGCGGTACCAAGCTGCCGAGAAGCTTGTCGGCAGTGAGCCTGGCTGGCTTGCGAGACGGGCCGGCGATTGCAGGGAGCGCTTCGCGTGTGTCCTCGGCGTCTATCATCGCTTCGTAGTGCTCGGCGAAGCGCCGCTCGATGAAGTGCAGCTTGTCCTCGTTGCACATCGCAATCGCAACCCACCCGCCAATAGCACGCACAGCCCGCTCGGTGTGATAGTCGCCCAGCGCGCCCATGCGCCAGTCGCCGCTCCTAACGTGCTTCAGAGCATCGGCCCATGCCTCGCCTGCAGTCTGCCGGGCGGCTTTGCGTAACTGGTGGAAATGGAACGGCGAGGGCATGAATTCGGACGTCAGCGCGAGTCGGGCGGCGGCGGCCCTGAATTCGTCCAGCGGCCAATCCCGCATCGCCAGCCACCAGACCTCGAACGCTTCCGGCGTGAGCTTGACGCCCGGCTTGATCGTCGAGAGGCCGGCGAGGATCTTGACCATTTCGACCTTTTCAGACAGCTGCATCGGTGTTTTCCTGTTCTTGAAGCCATGCCAGACCTGCATCGACGTTCGCGTCTTGTGAGACCTGGGCTTTTGTTTTCGGTAACGGGAACGGGCCGCGCCAGAAGCGATCGGTGAAAAACTTAGCTGGGGCGCGCACAAACTGCGTGCCGACTGACCCCTTCGCGCGCTGTTGGTCGGCGTAAGCGCAAACGAGCGCCATGAGTTCGGCGTGGGTCGAGTCGTCGTCACAGCAGCGCAAATAAGCGCGTTCCCCCAGCAGCCAAGCTGACTCGGTGTGCGTCCCTGCCGGGTATGCGGCGCGGAATTCCGGGAAGTTTGTTTCACGTGGAACAATCCTAGCCCTCGCGCGCGTCTGATTCTGATCCGTGTCTTTCTCTGAGTCTGAGTCTGAGTTTGAGTCTGAGTTTGAGTCTGAGGGCGGGTGAGCGCGGGTCATCGCGGGTCGTCGCGGGTCATCGCGGGTCATCGCGGGTGAGCGCGGGTCATCGGCGGTCTCACAGTGTTCAGCCGGCATGGGTCGAGCGGCCATGCGTTCTTTGTTTCGCCCGTCCTCTTTCCGGCTGACGTCGAAAGCGGCCTTGCGCGCCTTCTCGCGGTATTTCGTGTGGTTGACCACAACCCAGCCCCAACTTCTCGATTCTGGGTCTATCAGCTCCAATCGTCGCCCTTCGTGCTCGCTACTGCGACTTTCCGGGTCTGGCGCTGTCAGCTCTGCAATGGCTTGTTTCAGCAGCTCGATCGGCCAGCCGGTGAGCGCAGACATGGCCTGGTAGGTCATGTCAATTCGGCCATGTTTGTCGGCCATCGGCAAAATCGTCATCCAAACCGGCAAAGTAGGCCATCGGCCGCACAGCGTGCCGTGATAAACACTATCGAAAACAGGTGTGTAACCGCTCAATTTGTCACCCTCATGTAGTCATGCGCTTACATTCTAAGCAGATACTGCCCGCTGTTGGGACGGGGCCTGTCTAGACCCCGTCCCGCCACGCCTGCCATGCCTTGCCAAGCCAGGCCGCGCCTCGCCACGCCTTGCCGAACCCTGCCTGCCATGCCTTGCCGCGCCTCGCCCGGCCTTGCCGAACCCCGCCTGCCATGCCGTGCCTCGCCTCGCCGAGCCACGCCCAGCCTCGCCAAGCCATGCCGCGCCTGCCCCGCCTTACCTCACCAAGCCCTGCCGAGCCTTGCCGTGCCAGGCCTGGCCTTGCCATACCCGGCCAGACCTAGCCCGCCAAGCCCAGCCGAGCTTTTAGGCCGAAGGCTGCTGATCGTCAGAATCCCGCTTCTTTTTTTCTATCAAATATCGATCGACAGCCTCATCAGCCGCCGCCCAAATATCAGCAAGCTCAGAGAGCCCCGAGTACCTTTTGCGATAAGACAGCAGTTCTCGCAGAACGGTTTGCAGCATGTCGGCCCGCAAAACGGGATCAGCCATGATGTCGCTGACCCGCTTGTAACTCGGACCGTTGCCGCGACCGCTTTGTGGGCTTTGCACTGATCGCGTTGCCGAGACTTTGATTATTTTTGTGCTCGGTTCAATCTTGACGATCACGCCTTTCCATCTGCGAATGATGTGCCCGGCCTGCACGAGCCGGTAAAGCTCAGCCGCATCTCCATCATCCCACTCGAAATCACCGTGAAATGGGCTGCTTCCGCACCGTGCAGAATCAAGCAATATTTGCGGCCCAATCTGACCATCGTGACTTTGAATCAACGCCTCTAAAGCAGCTGTTCGAATGTCTTGCATCGTTACGCTATGTGGCTTTTTCATATTCATGCTCCGTGTGATGTGTCGACAGCAAAGGTTCCCCAGCCCTGCCCGACGCTGTTTTTACTGAACGGGCGGCCTTCACCCACCCCAACTTGTCGACCTGCTCGGTCTAGAAGGTTGATCACGGATTCAGGGGATATCATGTCCGCGTCGAATTCAATCGTCACGTCCGCGGTCCATTCACGCCACATCGGCCGCACGCGAATGTCCACGCTGCCATTGGCATTGCGCACAGCCGCATCCAGTCGCTCAGGCTCACCGCCGATTATCCGCACAAGCGGCGTGCCGTCCTCAACGTCGAATCCGTCAGCGATCACGAACACGGCCATTTTAGAAGTCGTCATAACCAGCCCGACCGTTCTGCAGGCGCCGATCATCGCAGATCGAAAGGCGGGACATGGAATGCCTGGCCATCCATCTGTGCTCCGGTGTTGTGCTGCCAGAAACTCTGCATCGTAATCTCGAATTTGTCGCTGATTTTTGGTCTTCTTGTCCGCCTTTGCGGTGGCCATGCCTTCCATCATTTCTGCTTTTTTCCAGAATCGATGCTGCACGAACGGAGCAGTCCCATTTATTCGCACAATCGCACGAACAATATTGGCCGGATGAACGACCGCAATACCCTCATCTTTCTTAGCAAATGCCATCTGAATCTCTCCAATGGTGACTTCGTGTAGTAAGGATGTGCCGTCACCACCTCAGGCCCTTACTACGAGCAGTGCCGCTGCCCGCGCCGGATTCAAACTCGGCAACTAGCTCGGAATCCAATACTCCGCTACGCGTTTGCCCTTTATGACCGTTGCCCGGGCGTGTATCACCCACCCTGCCTGCCTCAATTCGTACACCCTGGCGGCCAGCCTGAAGCAGCCGTAAAGCCTCAGCGCCGCTAGGGCGGTAATGGGTCGGTTTGTGAGCAGGTGCGCTGCAATGGCCTGTGCTTGCGATCTGTTTCTCACTCGAACCCCCGAGCGATCTTTTCGACTGAGACCCCGGTCACCGCCGCCAGCCGCTTGAGTGCTGGGTATTGCGGCACCCGCTCACCCTTCAGCCAGCGGCACAAGGCCGATTCACTGATACCGACCAGACGGGCGAACTCAGCTTGGTTGAGTCCGTTTGCTTTTATGTATTTTGTAAGCTCTTTCATTGCGCCAGTGTTTCACGGCTGTTGCCGAGCGTCAATATAAATATTAATCGTTTGACTGGTGGCAAAGATAAGCTAATCATGCAGGCATGATTTACGGTAGCGTGTGCAGTGGGATCGAATCGGCGAGCGCGGCATGGCACGAGCTGGGCTGGAAGCCCGCGTTTTTCAGCGAGATCGAGCCTTACCCTTGCGCCGCGCTCGCTCATCACTACCCGGGCGTGCCGAATCACGGTGACATGACAAAATTTAAGGAGTGGCCTGATGCAGATATCGATGTTCTTGTGGGAGGAACCCCCTGCCAATCTTTCAGCGTCGAGGGCCTTCGCGGCGGACTTGCTGACCCGCGGGGAAACCTCACCCTTACCTACCTTGAAATTGCTGAACGCTACCGCCCCGACTGGCTGGTGTGGGAGAACGTCCCCGGCGTGCTATCGGACCGAACAGGCGCTTTTGGAAGCTTCGTCGGTGGATTGGCAGAGCTCGGGTATGGGTGGGCCTACCGGGTTCTTGACGCTCAATATTTCGGACTGGCCCAGCGACGGAAGCGTGTGTTCGTTGTCGGAAGTGCTAGAGGATGGGCCAGTGCCGCCGCGGTACTTTTTGAGTCCGAGAGCCTGCGCGGGCATCCTGCGCCGAGCCGCGAAACGCGGGAAGGATCTGCCGCCAGCCCTGCTGGACGCCCTGACCGCGGTCGCGGCAACGGCGAAGTGCAGCGAGTAGTCACGCACGCGCTGCGGGCGGAAGGGTTCGACGCCAGCGAAGACGGGACCGGGCGAGGAATTCCGATTATAGCGGGGTGCCTGAATTCCGCTGGCGGTCACGCTGTGCCTGGTAACAGTTTGCAAGACGCAGATCAGGGCTATCTGATCCCCGTTGTGTCGCGCTGTCTGAACGCCGGCGGCATGGGCAGGATCGACGCGGAGTCGGAGACGCTGATCCCTGCGCCGGCCCACTGTTTCGACGCGCGGCAAAGCTCCGTGGTCCAGTATGGCAACCTAGCCGGGCCGCTCGATACGGACGGGCATTCCCAGGCGGTGGTCGGAGCGACATCCGTGCGCCGACTCACGCCTCGCGAGTGCGAGCGCTTGCAGGGCTTTCCTGACGACCACACTCGGCTGCCGTATCGCCGCAAGCTCGCGAAGGACGGCCCGCGTTACAAGGCGCTGGGTAACAGTATGGCGGTCCCAGTTATGCGATGGATTGGCGAGCGGATAGCAGTTGTGGATGAACTTTTGCACAAGTAATGCTTGACAGCAGGCAACAAGCTGTTAATATAGCTACATCGAATCACACAACAGAAGGCAGAACGAAATGAACACGAACACAAAGACCATCGACCAGCCGCAGGCCGCAAAAGCAGCGCGCAAGGCCGCGCTGGTGGCGTACCGGAAGGAATTCCGCGCAAGCTTGGAAGGGATGGCGTCGCGCGCGTACTGGCGCGCGTATAAAGCCGACGCAAGCGATAGCGAGGTGCAGTCATGATCGCGAACACGACCGACCAGATCCCCTCCGACTACCAGAGCGGGACAAAGCAAGATCTGGCGACGGCGCTGATATCGCTAGAGCAGGCGTTGGCCACGCTCACAGCAGCGCAGGCCGCTGTAAAGGCTGCGCGCCGCGCGCTGGATAAAGCCGCCGACCACGCGGAGAACGTCGGGCGCAAGTACAAGGCCGAGAAGGTGCAGTCATGAACACCGAAATAGAAAATGCGAAAAAGAACCTGTTCAACGCTCAGCTGGAGGCATATGCGGCTGTCGCGGTCAGCAAGCATATGACTAAGAACAATCATCCTGACCAGATTGAACAAGAAGAACGAGCGTGGGAAATGATACTGGCGCAGGACTTCGCTGAGGACGTTTTGTCGGAACTGGAAGAAGCTCAGGCTCTCATTGACGCGGGTGCGAAATGACCACGAACACGACTGAACTCGAACGCGCAGCGGCGACCGACTACGCCATCATGCTGACGCGCATGCGGGCACAGGGCAGGGGCGCGTCTCCTGTCGAAGTGCAGCAAATCGTAGAATGGTTCGGGCCATCCTGGGCTGCGGAGTGTGCGTCAAGCGCGGCAAAGACAGCCAAAGAACTGCGGGTAGCGTATGAGGAAAAAAGAAACGCACGGGATGCGCAGGCTCGCGAGGATTGGCTAGAGCGGGATGCAAAATGGAAAGCGCGACTGGCACAGCTGGAGCTGGCAAAGCAGGCAGCGAAGGCGGCGCAGTCATGAACACAAAAGCCATCGACAAGCTGCGGGCCGCAATGGCTGCTAAAGAGGCGGCATCGGCTGCTAAAGCGTGGCGAGAAGCCACTGAGGCGGTAACAGCAGCTGATGCGGTAGTGACTAAAGCCCAAGCCGAGGCCGCCATAGCCCGCGACGCTGCGTATGCAGCCTGGCGCAGGTACGAAATTTTGACGGCGGTGTCAACGTGACAACGAACACGGTGGCTGTATTGAGGGCGAAATGGGATGCGGCGGCATCGTTGTTAGTGGCGGCGGCAGTAAGGGTTAAAGAGGCGGGACTAAAAGTTAAGGCGGCGGATATCGAATTGCGCGAAGCGCGCGTGGCGCACGACGCGGTCTGGCAGGCGGCGGATGAGGCAATGGCAAATTACGTGGACGCACAGCTAAAGGAACGGCAGTCATGACCAAGACACCGGAAGAGCTGCACGCCGAATGGGAAGCCTCGGTCAATGCACTGCGGGATGAGTGGGACGTGGCAGATCGTGCGTGCGATACGGCATTGGCGGCCGAGTCTGCGGCGCACAATACGGCAATGGCGGCCGAGAATGCGGCGAATGCTGCGTGGGCGGCGTACCAAGCCGCTCTGAAAAAGGAACAGCAGTCATGAGCAAGACGAAAGAGGAATTGAGGGCGGAGTGGGACGCGGCGGATAACGCGCTGACGGCGGCGGTGAAGGCCAAGCACCTTTCTTGGGGAGATGCGAGGGACGCGGCGGTGAAGGCGGAGAACGTGGCTTGGGACGCGTACCTGGACGCACAGCTAAAGGAACGGCAGTCGTGACAACCAAGGCTGAATTGATCGCCAACCTGATCGGCCTGCAGCGACGGCTTGGCGAGTTGCTGCCACCTATTTACAGGTGCGCGGATTGCGAGCGCACGACGACAACACCCAGCGAGACTGACTGCAGCGAGCTGGCGAGTGACTACCACGAAACGGGCATGCTGATTCGCAGCCGCGCCGGGTATATCTGCCCGCACTGTTTCAGCAGCGCATTGACGAGGGAGCAGCAGTCATGAGCAAGGCGGTAGAGGAATTGCGGGCGGAGTGGCTCGCGGCGAACGCTACGGTGGTGGCGAGACAGGCGGAGTGGGATGTGCCCACGATGATGCGCTGGCTGCTGACCGGCTCGGTCGATCATCAGACGGTCCAAGAAGCTCTGCGCGCTGAAAACGAGCAGGTGCAGGCCGCACTGAAAAAGGAACAGCAGCCATGAGTGAAAACAGACTTACAGTGATTGAGGATTATTTAGTACTCGTGCTTAACAAAACGATGGGTGAGGCAATGGGTGAAAATATGGTGCAGTGCTTTCGCGATGCCCTGCTTGAAGCCGAGAAGCTGGACGCCCACGAAGCGCTCAGGGCGTGCGGCAAATGACCACGGCATCCAACGAACTGCGGGCGGAGTGGCTCGCGGCGTGCGCGGTGGTCAACAAAGCGTGGAACGCTATGCACGACGCGACGGTCCAGACGGCGGATCAGGTAAATGATTGAATCACACAACGAGGGAAACACGATGAAGACGATTCTGTTGATCGCGATGACACTGGCCGCAGGCACAGCCTACGCAGGCACGGCCTTCCTCCAGTACGAGCGCGAGACGGGCATGACCAAGCAGTGCGTATACGACTATCTCGGCGACGAGTACACGATCACGATCAACGTGGTGAAGCTGTGCCCGCTGACGATCCGGGTTTAAGGAGCACAAACATGAAATCAGCTATATTTGCAATACTGGCGTCGGCCCCGTTGGCAGCGTTTGCTGTCAGCCCTGCCCCTGCCACCTACGTAAAAAGCCACGCGAACTCGCAGTCGGCTGCGGTGTCGGTTGCGGCTGCGGCTGCCGAAGCGGCTGCCGAAGCGGCTGCCGAAGCGGCTGCACTGGCAGCAAGCAACTCGAGCGCGACCGGCGGCGCTGGCGGCAACTCGAACGCGAACGCGACCGGCGGCGCTGGTGGTGTCGGCGGTTCGGTGTCAGGAGTCTCCGCTGCCGGTGGCAATGCGGACGGCGGGGATTCCGCTGCGGTAGCGAACAACCAAATTATGATCGAGGGCGACCGGCAGATCCGCCAAGCCCCAGCCATCGGCCAGGGCTCATTCGCGATTCAAGGTTGCGGCGTCGCGGGCAACGCGGGTGGATCGTCTGCCGGCGGCGCGGCGTTCTTGGGCGTCGGGTTTACGTCGGCACAGTGCTACGATTTTATGCTCGCGCAGGCGTTCGCGTCGGTCGGCGAGCAGCAAGCCGCGTGCGCTGTGCTGAACGTGTCCAAGGCGGGCCGGAGAGCCGCAAAACGGGGCGTAGTACTGCCGACGTGTACGCCGGTCGCGCCTGTCGTGCTGGCTGCCCCGGTGCCAGACATGTCGGCTTACGTGACCCGTGACGAACTAGCTGAGCGAGAGCGCCGGCAGTTGCAGCGCCGACTGTCGAAGTAGGAGCCCAGGACATGAGTAAGACGACAGAGGAATTGCGGGCGGAGTTGGAAGCGACATACGCGGCGGGACAGGCGGCAGCGGAGGTGGCGGTCAAGGCGGAGATCGCAGCGTGGAACGAGTGTCAAGCCGCACTATACGCAAAGGAGCGCGACAAATGACGCCGATAATTGAATCGAACTGGGCTGTGCTGGCGTTGCTGCTGGGAGCAATCGCGATCATGGCGCTGTGTTGCATGTGGTTGGAACGTGACGAGGACGAATCATGAAACCTAAAAAAATACCGCGTCACATAACCCGATACGCAATATTGAACGGGGACATTATTCACTGGGTGATATTCACGAAAATACCCAGTCAACTGGGATCTCGACGCAGGAACGCGCCTGCAGTGTGGGAGCTTTACACGACTGAGGACGGGCAGGAGTGGCGCTGGCGACTGTGGGCGGGCAACGGTCGGATCATCGGCAGCGCGTCAGAAGGCTACGCGCGCCGGGCGGATATGCAGCGAAATGCCGCCCGCATGGGTTGCCCTGTCTCCGTCCACAGCTCACGGCTGCCGCTGATTAGTGTCTCGCCTATCAAGTGGCAGTGGGCATCACTCAGCGCGATTGAGATATCACGATGAGCCGCGACTATTTCCAGCGTGACTTCGCGACTGTTGACTACGCCCCCGAGCCTAACTATGTCGTCGATGAAAGCGCGAACCATGCCGAGCAGGTGTGGCTGATCGCCCGTGAAGCGATCGCGCAACGTGTGCGCGTGAGACGGCTTGAGGCTGACTTGCTTACGGCCAGGTCACACCTGACGACTCTTAAAGATCAGCTTACGAAACTTGAGGAAAACTTGAAATGAAACGATTTAGAAAATGGCTTAAACGACTGCTTGCCGATAACGGCCGACTGCCGGTGCCGAATTGGCGGACCAGTCGTGGTGGGCGCGATTATTTTTGACTAGTAACGAAGGAGAATGACATGGCGATTTATGCATCAGACACGGGCGGTAAGGACTTCAAGAAAGTCCCGCCGGGCTGCCATTTTGCGATTTGCAATATGGTGGTTGATTTGGGTGTGCAGCGTAGTGAATTCCAGGGCCAGGTTAAATCTCAGCACAAGGTTTATTTGCGCTGGGAAGTGCCGGACGAACGGATCACCTACGAAAAGGACGGCAAAGAAACTGAAGGGCCGTGCTCGATTGGCTCGACCTACACGCTATCGCTACACGAAAAGGCGAAGCTGCGACAGGTGTTGGAGAACTGGCGCGGCAAGCCCTTTACTGCCGACGAACTCAAGGGCTTTGATATCTCAAGCGTGGCCGGCAAATGCTGCCAGCTGATGGTCACACACACTGAGGGCGAAGGTAAAACCTACGCCAACATTACCGGCGTCATCGGGTTGTCGAAAGAGCAACGCGCGAAAGCGTCGGTGGCGAAATCCGAAGTGGGCGTGTTGCTATACAGTCTTGATGATCCTGATGCTGACACATTCGAGCAGCTGCCGAAATGGATCAAGG